GATGTTCATGCTTAACGCCAAGCCGAACTGGCGGGTGCTGGGCTTGGACGAAACCTGGGCACGGGAGTTTGAGGAAGAGGTCGAATCCAAGTTCACCTTATACGCCGAGTCCATCCGTAACTTTCCTGACGCAGCCCGTCGCAACACACTGACGGACATGATACGCCTGGCCGTGGGCATTCACTCAATGGCCGGTGAGGTGTTGGCCTCGGTCGAATGGATGCGCTCAGGCTATCGGCCCTTCAGCACCGCGCTTCAGCTTATTGACCTCGACCGATTGAGCAACCCCAACGGCCAGATGGATACGCAGTCACTGCGCGGCGGGGTTCAACGTGACCGCTTTGGCGCCCCACTGGGCTACTGGATACGCAGCGCCCACCCGACCGACTGGTACCACCCGCACAGCCACGAATGGAAGTACGTCCCGGCAACACGCGGGCAGGTTGTAGGCAACGCCGGTTGGGACAGGCCCCAGATGATTCATATCATGGATCAGTGGCGCCCCGACCAGTCACGCGGTATCTCCGGTATGGTGTCGGCGCTCAAAGAAATGCGCATGACCAAGAAGTTCCGCGATGTCGTCTTGCAGTCCGCCGTGTTGAACGCTAGTTACGCGGCCAGCATTGAGTCCGATCTTCCGGCCAACGTGGCCCTGGAAGCAGCGGGTGGCGGTGACACGGACGCGATCTCGCGTTTCTCGTCAAGTTACCTCGGTGAGATTGCCGAGTATGTCGGCGGCAGCCGCAACATCCACATGGACGGCGTGAAGATTCCCGTGTTTTACCCCGGCACGAAAATGAAGCTCCAGAACGCCGGGACGCCCGGTGGCGTGGGTACCGATTTTGAAGGCTCTATGTTGCGCTACATCTCGTCTATCCTGGGCGTGAGCTATGAGCAACTGAGCAAGGATTATTCCAAGGCCAACTACTCCAACCTGAAAGCGGCGCTGGCCGACACCCAGCGTCGGATGCGCGTTCAGAAGCGGCAAGTCGCTGATCGGTTTGCGACAACCTTCTACCGGCTGTGGCTGGAAGAGGCGCTGAACAAGGGCGAGATTACCGCCATGCCGCGCAACGCACCCAACTGGTACGACGGTTTGAACCAGGAAGCCTACACGGGCTGCGAGTGGATCGGTGCCAACATGGGCCAGATCGACGAACTCAAAGAGACGCAGGCCGCCGTGCTACGGGTCAACAACGGCCTGTCTACGCGGGAAACCGAACTGGCGCGTCTCGGCAAAGATTGGCGTACCGTGTACGACCAATTGGCGCGGGAAAAACGACGTGAAAATGATAAAGGGCTGGTGTTCGGGAAGGACAAGGACAGCCAGCAGATGATGAACGCGGCGAGCGGCACCCCCACGGACGAAGGCGCGCAGCCGCGCAGCCCGTCAGGAGACGACGATGAGTAACGCACTGGCAGCGCGGTTTGCCGATCACCCTGTGATGGTGGCCGCCGGTCATGAAGATTGGCTGACCAACTGTATCGAATCGCTGCAAGCCAAGATCGACGCGGCGACCCCAGAACAAACGCAGGCCCTGGCCGCCACGGCCAACACCAGCGATGACGACTGGTGGGGCGAAGACGGTTCTATGCTGTCGTTTTTGCGGCCCTACAACGTCAAAGACGGCGTTCTGCAGGTGCCGGTCAAAGGTATGCTGTTACACGGCTTTCCGTTTGCCGCGTTCGGCATGGCCACAGGGTATGACTACATCGTCAAAGCCTTTGAGCGCGGCATGGCCGATCCCGATGTTAAGTCGATTGCGATGGTCGTGAACTCCGGCGGCGGTGAAGTCGCGGGCAACTTTGACGCGGTTGATCGGCTCTACCAGATGCGCGGCACGAAGCCGATGGTCGCCCTGGTCAACGAACACGCTTATTCGGCGGCATTTAGCCTTGCGTCGGCGATGGACAAAATCGTGTTACCTCGCACAGGGGGCACGGGCAGTGTCGGCGTGTTGACTTCACACATCGACCGCTCCAAGCAGCTCGAAAACGCCGGTCTGAAGGTGACGTTCATTCACGCCGGTAAGCGCAAGGTGGACGGCAACCCGGCGGAGCCGCTGTCCGAGGAAGTGCGTTCTCGCATGCAGGCGCGCATTGACGGGCTATATAACATCTTTGTGTCCACAGTCGCCCGTAACCTGGGCCTGCCGGAGCAAGCGGTACGTAACACGGAAGCGGATGTCTATAGCGCTGACGACGCCGTTGCGCTAGGCTTTGCCCACAGTATTCAATCATTCGATGCAGCACTGGCCGCGCTCGGCGGTCGCCCCACTGAAGCAACTGGAGTAGTAACCATGTCACAACCCAACCAGCAGACCCCCGGCGCCAGCCGGGCGGAACTGGACGCGGCCCGTGCCGAAGGCAAGCAGGAAGGCGCACTTGCCGAGCGTACCCGTATCCAAGGCATTTTGGCGTCTGAGGAAGCCAAAGATAAGCAGGAACTGGCCACTCACTTGTCCATGAGCACTGACCTGACCGTCGAAGCAGCGGTGAGCATTCTCAAGGCGTCCCCTGCAAAAGCGGCAGCGCCGACACAGGAACCGCCCAGCGCCGCTTCCAATGCGTTCGAGCAAGCGATGGCTCACGGCAACCCGAACATCCCAGCAGAAGCGGACACGGGCGCTCAGGCGCAAGGTTCCGAAGACTTGTCGGCAAGCATCCTTGCAGACTACCGCCGTGATACGGGTCACGCGGCCAAGACCCAATAATTGACCGGCGCGGCTGTTATCCAACAGCCATTGCTAATAGACTAGGCTTAAAGGAGAACTGCCATGCCTATCATTGATTACCACAACGTCGGTCTCGCGGGTACGCAGACTGATACTTTCACGCAAACCGAGCTGTTCTTTGGCGATACGCCGCTGCCGGTTACCGAAGACGCGATTGTGCCAGCGGCCATTGCCACGGCGGGCCTCGCGGCCAACACCCCGGTCTTTGTTGATCCAGCCACCCGTGTTGTCGCCCTGGTAGAAGCCGGTACGCCGGACGTGCTGCCCAACGCGATCACCGTGGTTGAGGTCGCAGCGGACAGCCCCGCTGATATTGGTCTCTCGGTCTACACCGCTGGCCACTTCAACATCCACGCGATCAACTGGCCGACGCTTCTGGGTACGGAAGCGGAACGTCGTTCTGCCTTCTCGACCACAGGCAGCAACCAGATTCGCATTAGCGTACCGCTTTACAACGTATCGTAACCGGCGCGTGAAAGCGTAAAACTCATTCTGCTATTGCGTCGAGGAGACGACTATGAGCATTCAGATTCAGATGTACGACACGAATACGCTTCTCGGCGTGTTTCGTGAAATGGAACCGGCCAGCACCTACTTCCGCGACTTGACTACCACGTCGGTCGTGACTTTCGACGATGAGTACGTCGATTTTGAAAAGGTCTCCGAGTCTCGCAAGTTGGCGCCGCTGATCGTGCCGATGGCCCAAGGCCGCCCGATCTATAAAGACGCCTCTTCAGTCACGCGCATGAAGCCCGCGTACCTGAAGCCTAAAGACCCGGTAAGCCCTGGCCGTACCATCAAGCGTCGTCCAGGTGAAAACCTGTTCGCACCGAACGCCACCAGCCCGGCCCAGCGCTACAACACCATCATCGCGGACATCATGCGCGCTCACCGTGAGTCGATTGATCGTCGTGAAGAGTGGATGGTGGCGCGTGGTGTTATCGACGGCAAGGTGGAGCTGTCAGGCCCTGACTATCCGACTCGCATTGTTGATTATCAGCGTGACCCGGCTCACACTGTCACCTTGTCCGGTACCTTCTGGGACGACAGCACCACGTATCCGATCATGGACGACATTCAGAACTGGATTGATCGTGTTCGTCGTGCCAAGTTCGGCGGCCCGGTAAGCCGGATCACCGTCGGCGCGGAAGTGCTGGGCGTCATGCTCAAGAACGAGTCGGTACTGGCACAGCTTGACATGTTCCGTCGTGGCTCCAATGCCAACCTCAACACCGGCCTGCGTTCAGGCGAGTATGTTGAGTACATTGGTAACATCGGCCCGAACATTGAGCTTTGGGTCAACAGCGACTACTACGACACCCCCGAAGGTACTGTCGAGACGTTCCTTGATCCTAAGAGCATTGTCCTGACCGGCCCGAACACCAACGTCGTGCGCTGCTTTGGTGCCATTCTGGACGACAAGGCGAACTTCATGGCCATGCCTGTCTTCCCGAAGATGTGGGCCAATGAAGACCCGGCAGTTACCTACGTGATGTCTCAGTCGGCCCCGCTGCCGGTTGTCGTCAACCCCAACAACACCCTGAGCGCGAAGGTTCTGGCCTGAGATAGAACAGGCTACGGAGAAGACTACGGTAACGACTACTGATTTTCTCTGACAGCGGCAAGGACGCCGCACCTTCATGACAACCCTGGAGCCGACCATGCAACTTATCGCTATCCACCAGATTGAACGCCGCCAGAAAGGCAGGGTGCAGACCATCGCACCGGGTCAGTCGTTCAGTGCGACCGACACTGAGGCTGACGCCCTACTGGCCAGCCGCGCTGCCCGCAAGTCAGGCAGCGTGGAGAAGGAAACCCCAACCGTCACGGTCAGCGCCACCCAAGGCCCGGACATGGGTAAGCCGGAGGCCCCGGCTGATCTGGAGTCCATGACCAAAGCTGAATTGGTTGCTTACGCCGAGCAAAACGGCGTTGACCTCGCACCGAACGCCACCAAAGCCGACATTCTGGCCACGCTGGCCGGTGATGACGAGATCGTTTAATCATGACCAGCATCCGCACGATCAAGCGCCGTGCCCGGAAGCAGCTTCACCGGGCATTAAGTGAACCGGCGTGGTACCTGCCTGAACCTACGGCAGACCCTATCCCGGTGACCGTGCGGATGCACTTCAGCTATGACGCTCTGGGTGAAA